TAACCCGGATCTTTCAACTGGGGTTAAACGGGGCGGTTTCCTAGATTCTCCGGGGTATTTTCATGGGCGCGCTTTCCAGTGGACTGGAGATTCGGCCCCCGCCCCCTCTCATTTCTTTTTCTCGTGGGGATTCTTTATCTTTGTCCTCTATGGCAATTCCAGCAGAGCATCTTGTGATTCGAGAGATAAAGACCTGGCGTTCCTATGGGATCGACGGTAATGGTCCCACAGTCGACACTCTCATTAAAGATATTGGGGATGATCACTTGCTTAATATCATTCGGCATCTAGAGGAGCGCTATCCTGAAGGAGATCGGATCTCCCTGCCCACTGTCTGGGAGATGATGCACGATGAGATACTCTGGCGCATGCAAGGATGTTGGGTGAGCATTCTCTAATAGCCCCTTAGTCTTCATCACAATGATATATAATAGCATGAAATACCTGCAGACATTCGCTCTTTTTGAATCCAAATCCTCCAAGATAAATTTGGTGGATCCTCTCAACGATTTACTTATTTCACGTGTCACCCTTCCTGATCTTTGTAAGAACGACACTGTGGTTTGGTCTTGTGTTATAGATTCCGAAGATTATGATGATTATTTGGAAGCCTATGAGAACAGCTTTGATAAGGATGATGGCATTGAATATGCTCCGATAGAAGAGGAAGAATATCTAAAATGGGTTGATGCCTATCAGCCTTCTTCAGATCATCAAAGAACCTATGATGATTTTATGAGGTGCACATTTGGCTATAGTGATTGGTGTGAGGAGCATCAGGATGAACCCGTTGAATGGTATATGGATCAATTTGAAGTAAGCAAGGGTTTAGGAGTGATCCTGAAAGTTTGGAATACCTCTATCAATCATCTTAATGCCTCCATTGAAATCTGGGGTGCAATGGACGAGTTTCCTGAGATCTTTCAACCCTTATTGAAAGATAGGGTTGATGAACTTGTTGCCAACTGGAGTCCAGAGACAGCCAATGAGGTTAGAACAAAAGCCCCTAGACTTTGGCAGGAGGTGATTAAAGTGATTGATCCAACGGGTGCAGATGTCTCAGCCGATCTAGGCGAGTTGGGATTCTAAATATATAAAAGATGAAGCACCTTAAATTTTTCCACCTGTTCGAATCCAGTAATAGTGACATCCTACCTATTTCTTTCACCTGGGGAAATTTCGATCCGTGCACATTTAGCGGAATATACTATCCAGAAACCAGTGAATTTATTGCTCTTGATATTATATCCAATAAAAATGATTGCAGTATCTCCGCTGTTAATTTTTTTGAAAACATCAGGGGAAAAAGAAACACTATAAAAATAGTTCCTCCCGATCCGGAAGACCCTAATGATGAAGAAACTGAAATTTCTTTCATGGAAGATAACTCAGTTATCACAGCAAAAGATTTTTATTTAGGGAACCCCTACGATTTTTCCCACCATATGATGAGATTGATCAAAAATGAGCATCCCGAAATTTGGTCCGAGATTATTAGAAAAATTCCTAGCGATGCGGCACACATCTCAGCCGATCTAGGCGAGTTGGGATTCTAAATATATACAGAGTGAAATATCTTCAACCCTTTCGATTATTCGAAGCCTCTAAAAGACCTATGACCCTTAGGGCATTTATAACCGATGTCATGGAGAATACCGTAGAAGGCAAGAGTCTAACCTCCCTAGTCGGACCTTACATTGTAGACTCAACCAATCGTCTAGTTATCCAAACCAGATTACAATTTCGATACATTTTTAAAAGAGTTTCTAAGGATCAATGGAATTGGTGGTCTGTTCATGAATCTCGGGTGTTAAATGTCTTAGATGTGAACGGAAATGCGAACACTCTAGCCGAATGTCTAAGAGAGTGCTGGAAATCCTTCGTGATGGGTAGGAATGGATTAGGTTTAGCTTTTATGAAAAAGGAGAAAAAAATTAGAAAGATCATTGTTTCTATAGCAGATGAGTGCATAGACAATGTCCTGACTGCAGAAGAAATCTACGATAAAATAATTGAGGGACTTAAAAAGGGAATAAAAGATCCTATTGAAGACCCACTTGAGATTCTGGCTGTTCCAAAATGGAAATTCCTCCTAGATTTTCTTGGATTTGAAGTGAACATGATTCAGCTAAATCGTCTTGAAAGTCCTTCTGATCTTAGATATTCAGGCCTAACCGGTTGGATACTAAACCAGGAATCTTTATTTACCAAGTTGTTTGTAGGTGATTCGCTTGATATGAATCAAAAATATGATATTCCTGTAAAGGTATCAATCCAGGCTAGACCGTGGAACTGTTTAGATCTTGATGATAATGATTATGATTATTTTAGTGTCAAAATAGGAGGCGAGAGATCTAAAGTGTCAGAACTTGCTGATTTAATCTGGGGAGGTAAGGTTTTTAAAGAAAAATTACTTGATAACAGTATGACATTTAAGAAAATGGATAAAGACGTTATTGCTGTTCGACAAATTGCTGTGGATCTTATAGAGAAGGTTTCTCAAGGTGAGGGTATCGAATCTGCTGTGGCTGATAGAATCAACTTAACTAATTTAGGTCATGAAACAATGAACTTGATTAGAAAGGACTATCCTCGACTTTGGCAAGAGATTCTTAAAAAAATTCCAGAGGATGCAGCAGGGGTTTCAGCCGATCTAGGTGAGTTAGGATTCTAAATATATAGGATCATGCAAAATACTAAACCCCAAGAAAAAGACACACACAAGGGATTTATTCCCAATCATCTTCACCTCCTAGTTAGAGGCTATGTTCAAAATCCACCCAAGGAAGAGAAAGACTTAAACCAATGGCTAAAGGATCTAGTTGAAAGGGTTCGAATGGTCGTTGTTGCCGGACCAACTTCAGTCTATGTGGATGAACCAGGCAATGAGGGAATCACAGGCACGGTTACACTTGCCACTTCCCATGCAGCCATCCACGTTTGGGATGCACAAGATCCCGCTTTCTTTCAATTTGACATCTATTCATGTTCCTGTTTTTCGGCAGATGAGGTGCTAGATCATTTCTCTCAATTTGGGCTGATCTCCTGTGAGTGGATGTACATTGATAGAAACAACGGACTAAAGGTTGTGCTAGAAGGTAAAAGGTAGCTTATGATTCTAAAAAAAATGATATATAAAGTAAAATAACGTTATTTCATGAAGCACATTAAATTGTTTGAAAACTGGCAGGAGGACGAAGATATGGAATCTGGTAGTACTCTTGAGTATGCACTTCCACTTACTGCAAATGAAGCTAAGGCATTAATCGTAAGAGCACTTAACATCAAAATCAACGGTGATGGTAGAGTTAAGCCTATTCTGCTTATAGGATCTCCTGGTATGGGTAAAGATGCTATTATCAAAGCAGCAGCGGAAGAAGCCGGGGTCGAATCCCTTATGCTAGATCTTTCCACTATGGATGATGCAGATTTTAGAGGAATTCCTTCTGTTACAAACACAGGTGATAATGAAGGCATGACCTCAAATGCAATTCCGTCTTGGTTCCCTACAGAAGGACCTGGTATTCTTGTTTTGAGCGATATGAATAGAGCAGAGAATCAAACTCTATATAGTGCTCTTCAGCTAGCACAATCAGGTAGAATAGGAAATATTAAACTTCCTGAAGGTTGGTTAATAGTAGCAACATCAGACAAAAAAGGAAAACAGCTTTCTGGATCTTTAGCTGACAGATTCACTGCTTATGAATTAGTACCTACAGTTCAGTCAACAGGGGACAACCAAGGTGTGATGGTAAACGGACTCTCTTAGTTAATCTTTAATACATTCTAAAAGACCTAGCTGATCGCTAGGTCTTTTTTTTTGTTCAACGTTTATGTATTCATTTCCCTAAATAGATAAACCTTTTGATATATAATTTATCATGCGTATCCTAATCCTCACCCATCCCCGTTCAGGGGGATTTAGTCTACTGAATTGGATTTCGAGTGAGCTTGATTATAAATCGTATCATGAACCCCTTTTAAATGGGCCAGATTGCAAGGATTTTTTAGACTCATTATCAAGCACTAATATGGTGGTAAAGGAAGACATCTCACATATTATTCTGTCCACATTTACTGATCTTGAGTCTTACCTCTCTGGGTTTGACAGGATTATCTTCCATACTAGAGACAACCTTAGAGATTGTGCTATTAGTAGAGTGAGACAGCTGGAAACTGGCGAGTCCCACGTGATCTATGCTATAGATGATGCCTGGTTGGCAGCCAATGAGAATAACATCACCCGCACTAAGATGGAATCAATCGGTATTAATGGTGTTATCCTTTCTGCTGCTGCTAGACACAAGGAGATTGGGATTACTACTTCATACGAGGGTGTTTATCATTCAGGTGATGACGTTCAGAGGATCTGTCAGTTTCTAGAGATAGCCGATCCTCAATGGTTGGATGTCATTGATCCCAAAAGAAGATTGCAGGGGGGAGATACAAATTTAAAAGACCCGACAAAAAAGATGGTGATTATTGAGGATGCAGATTTAAAAGACCCGGCAAAAAAAATCAAGTTTATTTGATACATATGGGTATGAAAAAGATCTTATTTGTTCTCTCTGCCTTACTCCTACTAGGAGCTCTTATTTGGTGGTTAATTCAAACCCCAGTCAAATCACCCTACTATAAACAAGTTGTGCTTACTGAGAATAATGACATCACTAACACCACCGAATGGACCTATCTAGACACTGTGGTCAGCGTAGGTATGGCACAATTAGGTATGAATGGGATCAATATACTTATTCAGCCCATGAGCGAGAGGATTAAGACCAGATTTCAGGAAAGTGAAGGGGTTGAACTTGAAGCCTACATCGCCGAGTGGATGGATGGCTATACGATCTGTGTTAATGGCGATTTAGGGCGCGAACACGCCATCGAAGTGATAAGTCATGAGTTAATCCATTTGACTCAGTATAGTGACAAAGAATTGATCCTAACGGAGGGTACAGTGGTACTATGGATGGGGGAACGCTATGACATCCTGGGTATTCCGTATAACGATCGTCCTTGGGAACGAGATGCTTTTGCCAATCAGAATGCTCTAGCTGGCAGCCTTCGCAATCAGATTCTACAATAACCTTTATGGAATTAATTTCAATCTCATCTCTATAAGATAGAAATTAGATTCTATGTTTACAGCAATGGGCATTTTCTTTGCCGTCCTTATCTTTAAAATCTTTTCCATGGTTGGAGAATTGGAGGATCGCATTGACGAATTAGAAGAGAGATTAGACAAGTTAGAAAGGGATGCTGTTAAAATCACATTCGATAATAGAGGGAATGGAAAACAATAATCAAGAAATATCGCCAAAGACTAAATTGATCATCATGGTGATGTTAATGATCTTTCTTTATTACTGGATGCATTATGTCAGTTCTTAAAAACAAATAAAACAATAAATATATGAGTCAAGTTAAAATCTCAACTTCCAAAGGCGATATGATCGCAGATCTTTATGATCAAGCAACACCGGGTACTGTTGCCAATTTCTTAAAACTAACCAATCAAGGATTTTATAATGGACTTAATTTTCACCGGGTGATCCCTGGTTTTATGGCCCAAGGTGGCTGTCCTAACAAAAATGGATCAGGCGGGCCGGGTTACACTATTCCGTGCGAGACCGGTGGACAAATGCAGGTTCACGATCGGGGGGTACTAAGTATGGCACATGCTGGACGTAATACTGGCGGATCCCAATTCTTTATTTGTTTTAATCGCCAGGGCACACAACATCTAGATCACAACCACACATGCTTCGGTAAGGTGGTAGGGGGATTAGAAATTCTAGACAGTATCACACAAGGTGATGATATTATCAGTATTGAACAACTCTAATAAATACTATTTAGATATATAAGTGAAATAATAAAAGCATGAAGTATTTAGTAGAATTTAAGTCATGGAATGACGAAAATCCGATTAACGAACAAGTAGATCCTTACTACGTGTGGGGATTCAAAGCAAATGATCAGGACGCTTCAGGAACAAGTAAAGTTGGATTCGCCTCTATGAAATCCTTTGATTCATACAAGAAAGATGGATATCCATTAGCGAAGGGTCTAACCAAAGATATGAGTCTTTTAGATTGGATGAACACCGAAGGATTTACAGATTGTGAAGAAAGAGTTAAAGAAGCTATTGCTGATGATGAATCAAGAACGGTAATCGAAAACTTTAAAGAAAAATTTCCAGAAAAGTATGCGATGTTTATTGTGTATGCAACACATGACAAGCTTCCAAGGGATTACAAGAATGAATTAGTGAATAGAAAAGCACCATTAGATCTAGGCAAAGATATAAAAATATATGCTTCTGATTTTTATAACAATAATGAAATACTAGGGGCACCCGGAGAATCTACTGATCCTAAGTCCGCTGATACACCGCCGATAGTATATCCTGCAGTTAAAATAGAAATTCCTCAGGACATTGATACCTCAGATTTCTTCGAGTTTAATAGCTGGACCCTCTCTAATAAATTTAAAACTTGGGCAACGGAAAATGTGATAAATCCTTCTAAGGAGACAATATCAAAATTAAATCCACCAGAAGGTAAACCTAAATCATATCTTAATTCTCTAAAAATTACGACATCATGTTCTACTATTCCAAATGGGGTTTCTCCGGAGGATAAAAAGAAACATACCTTTGCTGAACTTTCAGATCTTAGAGCGGAATCTGCTATTAAGTATTTAAAAGAGGAATTAGCTAAGATTGGTGTATTAATTGATGGAGACACTAAGATAGAAAAATCAACTAAAGGTACTAACACAGGTAAAAAATCCACAGTTGCTTATGCATCTCAACCTATCGGTGCTGATCTAACTGGTACATCGGGGGAAGAATGGGACACCACTGATGCTAATAAGCAAGTGCTAAAGAAATATCAAAAAGTTGAAATAGAAGCTGGAATTATTTTTAATAATACTGAAAAGATAGAACCAGTTAAAGGAGCAGAAACTAAACCAGAACCAATTAAAATAGACCCTAAAAAACCAATAGAAGTTAAGGAGAAGGCTTTCTTTGTAACTATTACTGGCAATAAAAAATGGAGACCGCATTTCATACCTCCTACCATACCAGAACTTCATCTCGGAGAAATATTTAAATTTAGAAGTAAAAGAAACTGGGGTTCATTTAAGTGTCCAAAGTTCTAATCTATTCTTCAAAGACAAGGGTAACGTAAATTTCTTTACCTGTTGAAATTGAATAGACAGAAAAATAATGCCAAAGTGGATTGATTAAATTCTTATAATGAGAAGGAGAATCAATCCACTTTTTTATGATCTCACCTGCAAGAGCAGTGTATGTCGCTCTATCTGCCTCCCACATGAAACTAAAATCTGGATATTTTGATCGTAGCTTTTGGTAATTTTCTTTATAAATTCCAATAGGAGCTGGGGTTGTTTCATGAAGTAAATTTTCTCCAAAGTGTCCACCCCCTATAACTAGTCTTATTCTTTGAGTGAAATCAAGAGAATCCCTCCCGTGGGAAAACTTACCTGTCCTTACCATGTATCTTGTTTGTTCGCTAGCCACACTGTCGCATCTTACCGAGATCTTTAATTTCTTAAGATCGTTGGATCTTCTTAATTTATTAAGATCGATGCTAATAATATCCTCCAATTTTTTACAATCAATGATCCATCCCGATGTGTTATTATAGACTATTCTATTGTCCATAAGATCTGCTGCTCTGCCAAGATCCCCACTAATAATCACTATTTGGGCATTAGCTTTGACTGTAGCTAGGAAAAAAACAATTAATATAAACCTTTTCATAAATCCAAATATAGAAAGATTGTACGAAACAAAAAAATGTAGATATGGATATATAATATCATGAAAAGAATTAAAAATTTTAGCTTGTTTATACAAGAAGCACAGCAAATCTCTCTTAGCGATCCTTCTAAAGACGGAGAAATATTTGCCGGTGTTCTTGCATCACAAAAAGACGCAAAAGAACAACCTAAAGGAAGCAATAAGGGTCCAGAGGTTACTAAATACCTACAGTCAGTGGGTCTTTCATCAGGTCTTCCTTGGTGTATGGCATTCGTTTATTATGTCTTTGATGATGTTTGTAAAAGGTTAAGTAAATCTAATACTGTGGTTAAGACCGGGGGATGTATGAATCACTGGGAGCAAGCTCCTGCTGATGCTAAGATCCCTGTAGATCAAATCAAATCAAATCCTAGTTTAATTAGACCTGGACAAATCTTTATTATGACCCGTCCAGGAAAGGGACTAGGACATACAGGTATTGTTGTTGCTGTGGACGAAAGCGCTAGAACATTCACTTCAATGGAGGGAAATACCAACGATCAGCTTAGCGGTGAAGGTGATAGAGTAGGTATTAACAAAAGAAAAATCGATGGCACCAACCTGGTTGGATTTATAGATTATTTTAAAAATAGCAGAACCCCAGAATTTGAGACGGATATTTCTAAGGCTTTAACTGGAGAAGCATCGAAGCTTTCGCCTCTAACCGGTCAGGATGTTTATCCAGACGATGCAACAGTAGGTTCCGAAAAACTAGGTGGGGTTGGAGATGAATTAATGAAAATGGCTTTATCTGGAATAGGAGGAGCGCAAAAAAATAACACTTCGACAGATACTAAGATATCACCAGAAACAAAAGAAACCCTTGGTGATTTAAGGTAAATCTAATGAAAAAGCCTAGAATTTTCTAGGCTTTTTTATGCTATTTAATATATAGGGTATGGCAGCACAACAAACACCCACCCCTAACAGCTTTGGAGATACGTTTATCGAAAAGCTAAAGGAACAATCCTTCACTATTATTCTATTAGTAGGAATCCTTTACTATCAAAATACAAATTTTAATGCTCAAATAGAAGAGTATAAAAAAATGATAGACGAAAAAGAGTCTCTAGTTCTTAAACTAACCAATGACGAAAGAGAAAGATTGTTAGAAAGAACCAGATATCTTCAAGAACAACGCGACAAATACGTCGATGAATTAATAAATAAAAAATAATAAATGACAAAAGAACAAGTACTTTACCGAGCTGAATTAGCAGAGAAAGCTTATTCGGAAGCAAAGGACATTAATTTTAGATCTCTTGGTTTAGACCTGGTTAAATGGATAGAGCACAAGAAATCAGACACACAAGGATTTATTGCTATAGACAGCAATGATGTCGTGTATCTAGTATGGAGAGGTAGCTCTTCAAAAAAAGATTTTCAAAATGACGCTTCAGTTCAAAAATTCCCATTTATCGAGACGGGTGAGAAAATCCATATCGGATTCAAAAGTTCCTGGGAAGCTGTTAGAGATATTGTTTATAAAACATTAATGGGATTGGATCGCATTGAATCTATTGTTATCTGTGGACATAGTTTGGGAGGAGCAGTAGCTACTCTTTCTGCTTATGCAATTCACAAAGAATTAAAAATAGATAAAATAGAATGCTGCACAATAGGTAGCCCAAGGGTGGGAAATAAGAAATTCAAAGAGAACTACAATTTGACACCAATTAAGACCCTAAGAATAGTTCATCATAATGATGTTGTGACACGTAGTCCTAAATTTGGATATCATCATGTTAATAACGAATTAAGAATAGACGATGATGGCAATGTTATTGTTCCTAAGTACAATCTAGAGCGTATATTAAAATTCATCAAATCCATTATTACTCTCAATACTGTAAAGGATCATATGACTGACAAATACCTTGCTGCTATTAAAAAGTGGAATCCATAATTACATGGATCTTAAAAATAGAAATGATATATAAATAAAATAACACAGTTATGAAACATCTTAAATTATTTGAAAATTGGGCAGAAACCAAAGAAACGCAGGAATCATCATATATGTACGATGCTGATAATCTAACAGATCCTTCTGAAGAACCCGCCCAAACATATGCTGGTGACTACGAAGAAGAAACCCCAGAAGAAGAAGCTACAGACTTCAAAGCAGAGTATGATCCTTATGATTACGAAGCTGAAGAAACTGAAGAGGAAGAAGGTGAAACTGAAGAAGAATAGTCTAATCCTTAATCTAATTATAAACCCTGGTAAATCCAGGGTTTTTTGTGGGGGTTTCCTAAATACTGAAGATTTTTTTGAATTCATTAATACTTTATGTCTATAATTATTATGAAAATTTTGATCACAGGAGGAGCCGGTTATTTAGGTTCAGTTATTACCGGAAAGATGTTAAATGCAGGTCACGAAGTTGTCGTTTTAGATAAATTAATATTCAATCAAACGTCCCTGTTGGTTTACACATCAAATCCCAATTTCAGATTCATTCATGGGGATGTTAGGAATGAATCATTATTAGAAAGGCTTTGTAACGAGGCAGACGCGATTATTCCCCTTGCTGCAATTGTTGGGTTTCCCGCATGTGATGCTGAACCTGAATTGGCTGAGGAAATTAACTATAAACAAATATTCAATATTGTTAGATTTACTAAAGGTAAAAATAAAAAAATATTATACCCCAATACTAATAGCGGATATGGTATTGGTATAGGTCAAACAGAATGTACCGAAGAATCTTCTTTAAATCCCATATCAATTTATGGTAAAACAAAATGTTCTGCTGAAAATTTTCTAAATTCTAGGACTGATGCTATCATCTTTAGATTAGCAACTGTATTTGGTGTTTCTCCAAGAATGAGAACAGATTTATTGGTTAATGATTTCACCTATAAAGCGATTACCGACAAATACATTGTGGTTTTTGAAAAAAGTTTTAAAAGAAACTTCATTCACATCCAAGATGTTGCAAACGTCTTCTTGTTTATGCTAGAAAATTATGAGAAATACAAGGGTGAGATTTTCAATGTTGGTTTGACTACCGCAAATTTAAGTAAGCAAGAGTTACTCGAAAAAATACAAAATCACGTTAAGAACTTTGCAGTTTCATATAATGACTATTATGAAGATCCTGACAAGAGAGATTATATTGTATCTAATTCTAAAATTGAATCGACCGGCTGGTTTCCTAAGTGGGACATTGATATGGGAATAAAGGAATTAATAATGGGTTACCAAATGATCGTACCAAAAATGGGTGCAGAATTCAGAAATGGATTTCCTCTAGGATATGCAAATAATATGTAAGAATGAGTAACAAGTGGGACGAATTTATAGAAACACCTTCTAAAAAGTTTGGATATGAAGTTCCAACCTTTACCCCTTCTATCTATAGAGAATATAGGGGAGAGATATTTACCACGTTTCATAGTGAAGAACATCCAGTAATGAGACACATACATTATGATAAAAATGAAATTAGTATCCATGGAAGATTTTCAAAATCATACAGGGGTGTACTAAGAGGATTACATTACGATAATAAGACTTGGAAATTAGTTCAAGCTGCAGTTGGAGACATCTATTTAATCGTGTTGGATATGAGAAAGCAATCATCAACGTACGGGGATTGGGAATCTTTTATGATAACCGAAAAGGATAGAAACCAAGTTCTTGTTCCACCGGGGTTTGCAAATGGACATTATGCTTTAACAGATTGTATGTTTCATTATAATCTATTTTACAAAGATGGATATGTTGATGCAGACGAACAGGGTGTAATTAAATGGAACGATCCTGAATATCAAATGGAATGGCCAACAGATAAACCAATATTACAAAAAAGAGACAGATGATAAAAAATTTAGAACAATACCCTATTGTTACAGATCCGATATACACTAAGGAAGATTTATCAAAGTTTGAAAGATTAATTGCTGATCATTGGGAAGCAGGAAAAATAAAAGGTCCAGGTCATTTAAGTGGTGGCAACGAAGAGCAATTAATTGAAATTGGAAAAAGAATCAGATCAACAGATTGGGTTTTTTCAACATGGAGATCTCATTATCATGCTCTAATTAAAGGTGTATGTCCTGTTTGGTTGGAAGAAGAAATCATAGCAGGTAGATCAATAACGATAGTAAGTCAAGAAGAAAGATTTTACGCATCTGCCATAGTTGGTGCTATAATCCCTATAGCAACTGGTATTGCTCTTTCCAATAAAAGAGAAAATCGTAACGATAAAGTTTGGTGTTTTGTCGGAGACATGGCTTTTGAAACGGGCGGATTTTATGAGATGCACAAGTACGCTAAAAATCTAGATCTTCCAATAGTATTTGTTGTAGAGGATAATCACGTTTCGACTAATACCCCAACAATAGAAACCTGGGGAGGAATTAAAAGAGAAATCCCGGATAATGTTATCTGGTATGAATACGAAAAAGAATGGCCTCATTACGGAACGGGAAAATGGGTAGTTTTTTAATTTAATAAAATAAGAATATGAGTCAACCAGAATATACACCTTACAAAGATGCCCTAACCAATTCAATGACATTTCTTGGTGAACAACCAAATACTGTTTTTATTGGGCAACAACTCCTATGGCACGGAAATCCTATGAGTACTACAATCAGTAACGTCTCAAAGGATAAGATGATCGAAGTACCGGTAATGGAAGAATCCCAAATGGGAATGTCGCTAGGAATGGCAATGGCTGGAGATTTTGTTATCACTTTTTATCCTAGATGGGATTTTTTAATCTGTGCAACAAATCAATTGGTAAACCATGTTGATAAGATAAATTTAATGAGCCAGGGAAAATGGGATGCTAATATGATTATTAGGTTAGGAAAAGGATCAGATAAGCCTTTAGATCCTGGACATCAACATAGAGGTAATTATTTGGCAGAATTTAAATCGATGTGTCCTAATATTAATTTCCATGATCTTAATAAATGGAATGATATTGAAGATATCTATAAGAATGCATATGAAAATGGGGGTATCCACGTTATAGTAGAATACCCCGAGCTATATTACATTCAATAATTACCAGCTAATTTCCCAGTCGCTAAAGTCTGCTGCTAAGCAATCAATTTTGTAGTCTTTTCTTCCGCCCACTATTTCTTGGATTTTGTTCTTTGCAGTATTTCTTATTCCGTTTAATCCGTGGGTGAGTTCTAAGTTATTTCCGTCCTTTATTCCTTTTCTGTAATTAGATTCATTGTGCCATATGTGTAGATTCATTTGGGATAAAACAACTATAGCTCTAATTGTATCAGCATTTACCTTTTCGCTGGAATCTAGCAAAACCTGAATATCATGAACAATATCCTTAATCTCTTGTGAATACTCATCCTTATGCTGGGGAATAAATACCTCTTTTAATTGAGAAATGCTCAATCTGTCTACTAATTCTGCCAAAGTTGGCAAATATTTTCTTTCTGTCATGCTTTTTTATTATCTTAGTTTATTTAGGATCCTTTGTTTCTAAAAGATTGATTTATGTATCTGATATATAGAATCACCATGAAACATATAAAAGTGTACGAATCATATTCAGACGGAGAGAATATAACATTAACCTCTAGACAGAACAGGGAGATAACTTTCTCTATTAAAGGAGGAAGGATAGAATCCATAGAAAATAACTCAGGAATTAGATTCCCTTATTCTGTGGGTCAATCGTATAATATGGGAATGAAAACATGGGCATGTAACAATGGCTTTAAATGGAACGGGGAAGATCCCTGTCCAGAAGAGAAACTCTTTGGAATTAGAAAAAAAGATATACCACAAGGGCATGAACTAAGAATGATGTTCCCCCATAAATTTAGAAATTAACATGAAGCACCTAAAACAATTTTCAGGATTTATAAATGAGCAAGAGACAAAAAAGGACCCGGTGAAAGACCCGGCAAAAGACCCAATGAAAGATCCAAGCGGCGTTGCTCAAGGAACTTACGACTCGCTTAAAAAAGCAGCAGAAATAATAAAAAGTTCAGGATTCGGTGATTTTCTTGGCGATGTTGACGAACCAATTAGAGGAACGTCAAGTAGCGGAGCGCCTGCCTCAAATAAAAAAGTTCCAACTGAAGCAGAAAAACAAGCTAATATTAAAATCCTGACTGATACATTACAAAAAAATGGGTTTAAGGATGAAAATCTAAGAGCAGCGATAATTGGAATAATTGGTAATGAAACAGGCTGGGCTCCTGGGACAGAAGAATCTTATATCAGAACAGGATTTCCTAGAATGAAAGAAATGTTTAGCTCAAGGGTTGTTGGACACGAAGAAGAAATCAATTCGTGGAGACAATTAGGTCAAGAAGAGTTTGATAAAAAATTCTGGGATTTAGTTTATGGATATCAAACTAAAGTGGGACAATCCCTTGGAAATACTGCTCCTGGTGAAGGCGGTAAATATCGAGGCGGTGGATTTAATGGAATAACAGGAAAGGGCGGATATCAAAGAATGCAAGATCTTTATAATAAGTATAAATCTTCGAATCCAGACGCAATGAAGGATCTTCCTGGTATAGATATAGTTTCTAATCCAGAGCAATTGAATGATCCTAAGGTTGCAGCTCAAATTTGTGCATTGTATTTCTTATCAGGAATGGGAGATAAGATATTTAAAAACAAATACCCTGAAATATCATTAGAGGGACCAAATGACAGAGATAAAGCAGTTGTTGCCGTTTCCAATTTAAATGCAGGATTGGGTAATAATATGAATTCAGGTCCTTTTGTTGCGTATGTTTCTAACGGTAAAGGTTATGCAAATGATTTAGTTGCTAAAAATATGGTTTAATTATGACACATGAAAAAATATCAGAGCATCTATCATTTCATCTTGAGAATAGGATTTGCATTGCAGAATCTATCTTTAGACCTGGCAGTGATTCTCATATCGATCTTCTAAAAGAATCAAGATCATTATATCTATCTGGAAATCTTACTATCGATAAGCAAACATCTTTATTATTCGAAGCAACTGATTTAGGCATAATTGGAATATACGAGGGGAAAAACGTTCCTTTAGATATGCCTTTAGAAGTATTGGACGAAGCAGAATATCACGGAAAGAAAGTTAAACTTGGTTATCCGATGAGAGGAGGAACTAAGAAATTCTATGTTTATGTTAAGAACCCAAAGGGTAATGTCATTAAAGTACAATTCGGAATTCACGGAATGTCTTCCAAAGTAAGTGATCCAGAACGTAGAAGAAGTTTTGCAGCAAGACATAAATGCAAAGAAAAGAAAGATAAAACTAAAGCAGGATATTGGGCTTGTAGAATTAATAGATATGCCCACATCTGGGGAGGTAAAACATATCCAGGATTCTGGTAATAATATATAAAAAAAATGAAGCACGTCAAATTATTTGAAAATTTTGGAGAAACCACTACTCCTAGCTCAATAACAATCGAGCTATTACCTGATTGGTTAGAAAGTTTAAAATCACAGAGATCTGGAAATCTTACTGGACATGCCCCATTTGGTTCTGAATTTAAGCTTCATCCAGGCCGAGCAGTAAAGATCGGTTCTGGGCCATATGAATTGGATACAGACCGCAGGGTTTTTTATTGGGCAACTTATTATCCAGAAATTAATGAGATACAGGTTAATAATTCTTTCTGTTTCGGCGAAGGTATTCAAAAACATCAAGATCTAGATTGGTCTTTTGTTGATGCACCTCAAATGGAATGGGAAATTGATAATAAAAACAGATGTATTTTTACCTCAGGATTTTATTCTAAATTTGAAAATGGATTTAGTATAGGTGAAGTAGATCATCGGGGATACTTTAGAATTGTTAATGTTGAATAAAAAATGAATTCATATACAGATTTAGAAAAATCAGAAGAATTAACAATCAGAAAATTCTTGCAGGATATAGATCCAATAGAATTAATGTGGCATAGAGATTTAAAAAACAGAAGTGTTAAAATATTAGAAGGAAATGACTGGAAGATACAGCTCGAAAATGAACTGCCTAGATCATTTGATCTTATAACAATACCTAAATTAACATGGCACAGAGTAATAAAAGGAAAAGGGGATTTGCTAGTACAAATAAAAGAATGGTAATAGTATGAAGAAGAGAGAACTTGAAAATATGACATCAGAAGAAAAAAAAGCTATGCGAATGGCAGCAGCCAAGATCATGGGGGAGAAGATAGTTTACGAAGAAGAACTAAAAAAATCTAGGGAAGAAGCCGAAGAAGTCGAAGAAAATCCAGAATAATACGCGTATTCGCGTTTTTGATATATAAGGGATATGAAAGAAGAAAAATCGATCAATCCCTTTTTAAGTGGGGAGAAGAATCCAAATTCCAAACTAACTGAATCAGAGGTTCAGGAGATTAGAAAAATTTATAAATCGGGATCTGTTACTATGATCCAATTGGCAGAAAAATTTGGAATGTCAAGAAGAAGCATTTCTGCAATAATAAACAAGGACAGATGGAAACATCTGGATTCTTAGAGATATAAATTTAAACCCTTCAAATGTATATACTTGGGATCTCTGCATTTTATCATGACTCTGCAGCTTGCCTGTATAGGAACAATACCCTGCTTGGAGCAGCAGAGGAGGAAAGGTTTTCTGGTAGAAAGGGAGATAGCTCCTTTCCGAAACAAACCATCAAATGGCTACTCCAATCTAATGGCATATCAGAAAATGATATCGATGTTGTCTGTTGGTACGAAAATCCAGACATAAAGAAACAAAGAGTAATAGAAACGTTTAAGAGAAGACCTCTTAAAAACCTTAGGAGGATCGTAAATCATTTGCTGGAAAAGAATGAAGATTCGGTAAAATCTGTTCTATCAAAGGAGCTTAGATTTTCTAAAAAAATCTATTTTGTTGACCACCATCTATCCCATGCTTCCTTAGCATATTTCACTTCAAATTTTACAGAATGCAACATAATAACTGTTGATGGTGTTGGTGAAAAAGAAACAGTTACTATTTCCAAAGCAAATGGAAATAAAATAAAAAAATTACATTCAATAAATTATCCTCATTCTCTTGGACTTTTTTATTCAGCATTTACAGCATTTCTAGGGTTTAAGCCTAATGAGGGTGAATATAAAGTTATGGGACTAGCATCTTATGGAGATCCCTCAGTATATTATGATTTAATCAGAAAAACAATTTCTTATACCGGCGGCAATGTTGTGATAGACATGAGATACTTCTCGTGGGACTATTCAGATTCTGTAATGTTTAATGAAAATCTTCCTGCTCTCCTTGATGTGATGCCAAGATTCGCCGAGGATCCTCTAGAACCTCATTATAAGCACATAGCAGCATCAGTTCAAAAGATCTATGAAGAAATATTAATTGATCTGGTAAAGTTCAGCTATGAGCTTAATAATAGCGATAATTTATGTTTAGGAGGGGGATGCGCTTACAACGGAGTTGCAAATGCGCAGATTTCACTAAAAACTGATTATAAAGAAGTGTGGGTTCCTCTATCTCCCTCCGATGGCGGATCTGCTATAGGGGCTTGCCTTCACTATATAAATATGGCCAAGAGGTGGAAAAGAAAGGGACCGTTTGATGCATACCAAGGACCCTCTTTTAGTGCACAAGAAATAGAGGATTCAATTAAACATTTTTCCGGGAGAATCCTGTATGAATATATGGATCCAACAGATCTAATTTTAAGATGCTCAAACCTGCTTAATGAGGGAAATGTTCTGGGGTGGTTTCAGGGAAGAATGGAGTTTGGTGCTAGAGCTCTTGGAAACAGATCTATCATAGCATCCCCTTTATTTCCCGGCATGCAAGACAGAATAAATTCGGTAATTAAAAAGAGGGAGATGTTTAGACCATTTGCTCCTTCAGTAACACTAGAGAGCGCAAATAAATTTTTTGAGACTAATGGTGCAGTTCCGTATATGAATATGGTGGTTAAAGTTAAATCAGGATGGGATCTTCCTGCTATCACACATATCGATGGAACAGCAAGAGTCCAAACTGTAACATCCTATGAAAATCCTAGATTTTATAGACTTTTGAAAACTTTTGAGGATTTATCCGGGTATCCAATCTTACTTAATACTTCTTTTAATTTTAAGGATCAAACAATTACATTATATCCAAAAGATGCCATCATAAGATTCCTTGATTCTGAAATGGATTTCTTAGTTTTAGGAAACTATTTAATTTCTAAGCATGATAAAGACCAATCTTCTAAGTGAGCGGGAAACCGCAATCTGGGATTATTCAGAAGATGAAATCCCCAAATGGAAAACAACAATCAAAGACGGAAGAAAAGTAAAGGACCTTGGGGATATTGCGATTGATATTTTCAACCTTGATGAAATATCAATAGAACCCGTATTCCTTTCGGCAAAATCTTTTCTATCAGGCACAACCCGGACCACAAAATTTAGATTGTTATTAAATAACGGGGATTTTTTAAAATTTACATCATCCGAGATAAATTCTCTTAACGAAAGAGATGGTATGGAACCAATCCTGCCCACCCATTCTCTGAATATAAATGGGGATAATATAGATTTTAAGGATTTTGGGCTTCGTGGTCGTTATGTTAATAGGTTTATAACCCTGGATTTTGTGAGGGATTTTTACTTCAATTATTGGATTCCATCAAAGAATTCTGGGAATTTCCGAGGAGGATTTCGAAACATTCGCCAGGGTTTATGATAAATATTATATTATGATTATAATAGACACAACAAAATACGGATCAATTGATCAAGCCTTAAAGGTTTATAAGAACAAAGTATCTAAGACCAAGCTCATTAACCAGCTGAGGGAAAGACAGAGCTATACCAAGCCTTCTGTCACCAGAAGAAAAGAGGTTTTAGATGCTATCTATAAGCAGGGAATGACCAATTCTTTAGAGGGATAACCACTAATACTTAAGAATATGAATTCCGGAAAAGAAAAATGCGTTATGTGTGGATCACAGACGCAATATAATGTCTCAGACCATATTGATTTAAGATATGGATACGTCGAAGGAATGGGACAACTTTGCTCCAATTGTTACCAAAAATCCTCTAGATCACACACTATAGTCGACCACAGAACGATTATAGACACCCCAAATGACATGGAGCTAGGACAGAAGATCCGAGAGATTTACCACAGGGAATTGGGAATAGTTCCAAACATACGCTGGGAAAAAATATCTAGCGATAGATAAATGAATGACAAAAAAATTATCGTCATCTTCTATAGAGTTTTTAAATAAATTCGTCTCTGGATCATGGATCGTCACAGATGAAGATTATATTGTCATAAATGGGGATTTTGATTGCTCCAATGGATTGAAGAGCGATCAGAGAAGTCTTCCTAAATTAGGAATTAAATTAGTCACCGGAAATTTTAATTGCTCAAATAATAATCTTGAATCACTTATAAATTGCCCAGAGGAGATAAGGGGATCTTTTAGATGCTCTTCGAATCGATTAAAATCTCTAAAATATTCTCCATTAAAGATAGGATCAAATTTTGATTGTATGTACAATCAGATAGAAACACTAAAGGGATGTATAAAAGAAATTCCTGGAAATTTTATAGCAGATTTTAATGAGATTGAGAACCTATTGGGAGGTCCAATATCAATAGGAGGGGATTATAGAGTATCCACAAATAAACTAAAATCTCTTGAAGGCTCGCCCGATGAAGTGGGTGGATTTTTTCAGTGCGAAAATAATTTATTGGAATCACTAGAAGGAGGACCAAAGAAAGTTGGTAAGCTCTACAATTGTTCAGAGAATAAATTGAAGACTTTAAAAGGGTCTCCAGAGAGATTAAATGGTAAATTTATATGCTCGAATAACTCACTGACTACTCTCGCAGGAGGGCCAATTCAAGTCCTCGGGGATTTTGTTTGTAATAACAATCTTTTAACAGATCTTATAGAATCACCAAAAATAGTAGGGTCCGGGTTTAACTGTTCTAAGAATCTATTAATTTCTCTAGAGGGACTTCCCGTTATGAATTCGGAGAATTTAGTTTTAACCGAAAACATCATCTCAGAAAAAACTTTCATTCTATTGGCAAAGGACGTAACAACGGGAACCCCGTACAGTGTTGCAATTGCTTTATCGTGGGATCTTATCGATTATAGAGATCAAGAGCATTTAAGTAAATTTCTAAATTATCTGGATGTTTCAAATTATATCCTTTTGAATTATTCAAGTGATCCTATTAAGATAACTAAAATCTACGATAGACTTCCTGTCCACATAAAGCAGAAAGTAATTAAAGAAATCTCAAAGAAAAGAGATGATGGATCATTTCAAAAATCTATAGATAATGTATCAGATCTAATACAGGCTGGAATATTCGATGATATTTAATCTCTTTGTTCTTCTATTAAGAGACTAATTTCTAGAATTTTTTCTACATCTTCGACCATATCTGAATTTTCATCAAATACATCTATTGAAAAATGCCCACTGTACAGATCTTCCATGACCATTACCGTATATTCGTTTCCGTCATCTGTGGTAACGTTATAGGTCAATTCAGTTTGCATTAATTGGATTATGGCCATAAAAAAAGCGATCAGAATACTGATCGCCCAAGATTTATTTTAAGTATTCTTATTACTTTTTAGACTTCTTTGCTTTTGTTGTTTCGACCTTAACTGGTTTTTTAGCAGCAGGCTTCTTAGCAACTGGCTTTTTAGCAGCAGGCTTCTTAGCAGCAGGCTTTTTAGCCTTTTTAATAGGGGCTTCTTCTGTAATTACGGTTTCTTCCACTTTCAATGGCTCTATTTTTTCTGGAGCTTCTAGTTCTTTAGATTTCTCTTTCTTTATTTTGTTAACGTACATTAAGTACAAAACACATAAACCGATTGCTAATACCAATATTCCCATAATTTGTTGTTATTTAATTTATATATTCAAAAGATATAGGGATTTTTTGGTAAAATCCGCAAATTCTGAAATTTTCAAAATTTGGATGCTAGAATTTTAAACTGTAAATTATGCATAAAATAAAAAGTTCATTAGTCTCGGGAGCGGTTAAAGAGATAGCTCCTAGGGTTTATTGCGCTACTATAGACGATGATTATGATAGGGCTATGCTTTTTTGTAGGTATCAAGAATTTTATGAATCACCATACAAGAACATAAGAAACAAGTACTTCACCCTAGTGGAATTCATGAGGACATATACTAAAGAGAGGGGAGCTGAGATGTTCACTTATCCTTACGATTGGAGCGGATACAATATACCATCGAATGTTCTGGAAAGAGCCAACGATAAGTTCTATAAAGAGACCGAGTATGATGAGATCATGAACGGAATATACTTTTACTGTGCTATTGATTCTCAAATTAAAAATAATGGTAAAATATGTGATTGGTATTTAATTAGTGCTGGTGATGTAGACATCCAGACTATGAATCACGAGATCGCTCATGGATTATATTTCACAAACAAAGCATACAAAAAAGCATGCAATGTCATATTGGATTCTATGAAGAAAGGAGTTTACACTTCAATAAAAAAAGGATTAATTAAACTAGGATATGCAGACGACGAGAAAATAATTAGAGATGAGATTCAGGCATTTCTTTCAACAGGAATTCACAATTCTTTTGATAGTGATCAGGTAAGAAAATATGCAACGCTATTCAAGGAGAATTTCAAATACTACTATGAATCTAAATGACCTGATATATAAAATATGTTACCGAGCAAAGAATATTTAGAACAAATATCCAAAAAATTAGATTCATTCAATCAGATAAATGGGGTGAATCCAGAAATGAAAAAGGAAATGTTCAATGATGATTTTGATCCGTTCGATCATATGGGAAAGGCTGCTTTATCCTATATAGAAAAGAGAAAATCAGAAGAAATAAATCATACTATAGATCCTTTGTTTACTGACCATAATAGATATTAAATATGAAATCTTTGGAAAATTTACAAAATGATATGGGATACGAAATTAAATTAATAATAGGTCAATTAAACAATAAATCTTTTTTAGAAATTGCTAGAATAGACCTTTCTAAGATAGGCCACGGTCCTTTGTCAAAATTGATCCTATTTGCGAAGCAAAAGGAAATATCGCCAGAATTTAAAGATTGGAGATTCTTAAATGATGTAAGGGGCGTTCATTTAGGACTAGATTCAAAATCATCCCAATTGTTTGATCTTGGTATGGATTATGCAGACGTCGAGATCTGGGAGGGTGATGAAATTACCAAAAAAGATCTCTATGATGATACATTGCCAGCCATCCCAGTATTACATGTTTTGTCTGCAATTAACGAGGAATTAAAAGAAGATCGATACAGAAGATTTTTATTAGCTAAAGCAATACTAGAAGAAATGTGTAACGATCAATGGGATGACATATATGTGGTACCTTTTGGGCATTAAAAAAATCAATTTGGGGAATATATAAAGAAAAACCCCGACATGGCAAAAGGATCATCAAACAGTCAAAAAGTTACCTTCGGTAAGAGAAGAAACGGTAAAGCTAAAAAGAACCGTAACAAACACGACAGTAAGGAGAGAAATTACAGAGGACAAGGCAGATAAATCATTTTTATTTTACGTCAAATAGGTTTACCTTTATATTTAAAATATAAGGGATGAATAAAATTTTGATTTTAGTTAGGGGTATACCAGGATCTGGTAAATCAACGTTCGCAAATTTAATATGGAATAACTATGCTATTTGCGAGGCAGACAAATTCTTCTATGACAAGGACGGGAATTACAATTTTGATCCGTCAAAACTAAAACAAGCTCATGAATGGTGTCAGAATGAGGTAGAGATTAAAATGCAGGATAACGAACGCAATCCACAGTATTACCCAGAAATAGCGGTCTCTAATACATTTACACAGGAGTGGGAAATGAAAGCATATTTTGACTTAGCATCTAAATATGATTATAAGGTCTTTTCTATTATTGTGGAAAATCGTCACGGAGGTAAAAATTTACATGGTGTTCCTGATGATACCCTTAAGAAAATGAAAGATAGATTTCAAATCTCTCTATAATTTATTAATATTCGTCGATTGTGATTTTTTAAGGTTTGTTAGATATATAAACCCGAAAGAATCCTCATTCGGTGAAAAAAGTAAACCCTTTTTTACACACAGATTATTATAGTCTTTCTGATTCGGGAAACACGACCCCCAAACAGAAAGACTCTTTATTTGCCTCACTATTTCGAGGGAATGCTGGATTTTTTCCTAATAAAATAGGAAAAAAATGCCAAGGTTATTCAAATCAATCTCACTAACATTAATAGCATCTTTTTTTGCTTTCCAATCATTTGGTCAAGGAAAATCTGTTCTCATTGGTGAAATAACCAACAAAATCCAAATCGGCAATTTAGCAGGATCTAGACCATTAACATTTGGCTTTAGAAACCTATTAGAAGAATATCTTCAGGAAACAAACTTTGACATAGTAGAGGATGAGACTAAATTTGATTACAAAATCAATATTGATCTCATATTCTTTGATGTCGAAACAACGAAATCTAGCGTCGCAATATTTCATAAGAGCGATGCTGAAACAGTATTAAAAATAAAAGCATATCTTTTAGATAATAAAGGGAAGAAAATAAAAGAATGTTTAATAACGGAAAAATCTTCCGAGATTTCCACGTCTACATTGATAGTCGATGAAGGCGGAAAAATGAATCAGCAATCGGTGTCTACTGTTATTAAAAAGGTATGCGGAGCAGCAATAAAACAACTATTAACACAATGAAAAAACTAATTCTATTCACGACACTCATGTTCTTTGCTGGTGCTTCGTGCTTTGCACAATTAACAGTAAATCAATCTGTAACACCAACAACGGGATTGAAAGTTGGAGATACTATCTCAGTAAAGTATACGGTCGCTAAAGGAACTACAACACCCCGTTATTTTTGGTTAAGATACCAATATAATAATAAAGCATTGACTTATGTTTCAACGGCGTGGTCTCAAGGAACTTCTGTTCAAACATATTATACAGGCTGGACTGGCTACAAATTCACTGCAAGCACTGCTAACAGTATTACTGCTACAAGTTTGTATGCACAATATCTAGCATCTCCTTGGGGATACGCAGCTAATGCTGATTGGAACGCAGGCCAACTTACTGTTCAAAGAACAGATGCATCAGTCGATGGCGACATTGCGACACAAAAATATGTTATTAAGGATCTCGGAGCTTATAACGATATTCATAAATTAGATCTATCATATGCTATTGATGCTGCTGGTGCCAATATTTCTCCGATTACAACAACAACAGGCTTAGCTTCATTATCTAACGTTATTGGAAATACGTCACAATTTAAAGTAAGAGTTCTATTTCCAACCGGATATGATATAGCTTCACATAGTGTCTCTTTAATACCACTAACAACCAACGGAGATGTTAATTGGACAGCTCAAGCTATTGCAACAAAATCACTTGATGCATCAGGTGAAGCTATATTTACGACACAGACGAAGGTTGGTGATTCATTTGCAGTTTTTGTAAATGCAGCAATGCAAAAAACTTTCATGAATAATATAGTAACAGTTTCAGATGCTTATAAAGCATTCCTTGGAGTATCCCAAACAGACATTGCAGGAGCATCTACTTATTTCACATACCCTGTATTAGAGAAAAAAGTTGGTCTAGTAACTAAAAATAAAACATCATTCAGCGAGAGCGATTCGTATTATTTATTTTCTAGTGTTATGGGAATAGACGTTTCTAGTAGTGCTATGATTCCTTCTAATGCTGCTCCTGTTAATGGGGTAGTTAATTTCAAATGGTATAATGGTCTATTAAATCAAAGTTGGCTGGACGGAACACCAACATATAAGACCAAAGTAACAGCAGCGAATCAGGCAGTTGATATGGTATTTGCTTGGGGTGGAGATTTAGATTGGTCTCATTCATCTTCTCCGACAGAAATTGCATCAAGAATTTCCACTGGAAATTATGCAAATTCAATCAATCCTGGTTCTTCAACCGCTCCTACTGCATACAAAACAATGTCAACCACATCAATGGCATATTCTGCAGCTCCTTTAGAGAATGCAACCTTAAGTGTATCTTCTAAATTAGAAGGTGGTAAAGTTATATTAACTACAAATTTATCGAAGGCTGATCTAGCAGGTTTACAAGTTATTATGAATTACGATGAATCTAAATTAACTTTAGATAATGTAATATTTGATGCAGGTAGTACAATAACAAATTTCTCAACACATAATAATGGTAGATTAACATTTGGTTCTATTGATCAATTAAAAACAGCAAGGATTAAACCCGGAACACCTTACACGTTGGTATTCACTCCTAAAACGGTATTAACAAACACAGCAGGTTTATTCTACTTTGTTTTATCTGATGCTGTTGATGCAAAGGGTAATAAAATAAACTTAGTTGTAGAATAGTATGAAAAAATTACTAGTAATTTTATTATTATTCGCATCTTTTTTAGGGTTCGGACAGAGTGTATCTGCTCCTGACTCTAAATCGTTTTTACAATCCACCACCGCACAAGATGCAAGTGGATTTGTATTGAGCGGATTTAGTGCAACTTCGACCTTATTAACCTCAATCAGTTTAGTCAATCCACCATCTGGAACTACCTTCGTATTAAACACAACAACCGGACTAACCGCAGCAAGTGGATTTACTTTAAGCGGTAATAAGACTCGTTTGGTTGTAACAGGAACAATGGCTGATATCAATACTGCATTACAATCCCTAAAAGTAAATACAGGTTCGGTAAAAGGTAATGTTGCGCTATCAGTAGCCGCAACGGTAAACCCAACGGGATATTTTTATAATGGTGTAAATGGACACTTTTATAGACCAATAGCAACAGGAGCAACTTACACTGCCGCAAGAGCAGCATCTCTATTGACAACATTTAAAGGTCAAAAGGGATATTTGGTAACAATCACTTCGGCAGATGAAGATGCTTTTATTTTCAACAATGTACCTCAAGGTAATATTTGGTTTGCACTAACTGACGAAGTAAGTGAAGCAAGATGGACAATTGATGCTGGTCCCGAAAAAGGAACTCTAATCAAAATCAATAACGGACAAACAAATGGAAACATTCCTGGCCAATATAATAACTGGGCAGGCGGTGAACCAAACAATAGTGGTGATGAAGACTACGCAGTAACCAAATGGGGCGGGGGTTCTCAATGGAACGATTTACCCAATCATTTTAGTTGTGCTTATGTAATTGAATACGGAACTTGGATTAATCCTGATGATGCAACATTCACGGAGTTTTATACAAATTCTGTAACTCACTCAAACGGAGAGGTTCTAACTGCAAGATTTAACTTTGACTTTGGTGGTAATGTGGATGAAACTAAATTTTCATCAAAAGCAAACACGTATGTAAATAATCTATGGAGTACAACAACAAATTCACCAAGATCAATAAGCGGTTTGGGTAAAGTTGATATTACAAATGATTTAGATACTGCAAAAATAAATACTGGTTATAAACCGATAATAGCAGGAGGAGGGTCAGAATGGTCATATGTAAATCCAAATGCTACTTGGATGGGTACAGGAGTTAGCAGGTTGTTGATTGATATGAGGCAATTCGGAAATGTAGACCCAACAACAGTCACAAAGGTTAAGATATTAGATGCATATGACGGACCGGTTAATTACTTATCCCACGACGCAAACGGCTGGGCTCAATATAGTGTACCCTCTATTTTAACGAAGGTAACTGATGGAACATCGTCATTCAACCAATATATTAGAAATGTTAACGGATCAAATACTGATTATGCATTTGCCTGTAGTATTTCATTCGAACAAACAAGTGCATTTAAACAACACGGGATTGAATTATCATACACCAACCAAACAGATTTAAACACATTATATAATAGTATTGTAAGTGTAACAGACGTTTATTTAGCTTTTAAAGAATTATCAAACGGTGGATTATTTGGAAACGAAAGTGGAAATGAATTTACGTCAGGGATTCAATTTATGAATGCAGATGTAGATGACAATGGTATATTTAATGAAGCAGACACATACAAACTTCTTCAGCATTTAACAGGTGTTCAATCGCTTACAGAATATTCTGCATTAACTTATTTAATGAAATTGTACGGTAAAACAGATTATGATGCAATAACTAAATCAAACTGGAAAACCCAATTTAAGTTTACAAGAAGTTTATTTCCATTTAGTTTAAATACTGGTACACTTAATAACACTTATAATGTTAACGTAACCTGGAAGGGCGACGTAAATCTATCTCATTCTGCACAACAAACTGTCAGTAGTGTTGCAAGTAACTCTATTAGAACAATGACTGTAAGAACAAATTCTGTTCCAAACGAAATAAATTCTTCGATTATTACAGAGATTATTGGTGATAAGGTATACGCGTATATCACATTAGATCCATTACAACAAGAAGTAGTAGGTACACAATTTCAATTAAATTATGATAATTCAATATTAAGATTCGAAAAAATTGATTTTAAAACGAAAGGTAACCCTATGAACTATGGAACTAATAAAGGAACTTATGTGAATGTTGGTTCGTTAATAAGCGACGGTAGTACATCATTAGATAATACCACCGAATATAAAATTACATTCGCACCCACCAGAAAAATTACGAACACTTTAGGATTAATGGGGATTGGAACTACCGATGCAGTCAATAAGGCAGGTAAACAATTAAATGTTAAAATAAACTAATGAAAAAACTATATCTCATATTAACGATAATAATTTCTTCCTGTACAAAAATGGATTTACCGGAGCCGACAGCATCATCAAGTGTAAATATATTTTCAGTTACACAGAGTGAGGTGAATGATGGACAAGAAATTATGTTTGATTTAAAATCCGAAGGAACATATACCTTGACTATTGGTAATTCTGAAAATAATCAGGTTATAACAAGAGAAAAATTCACAGGAAAAACCGGTCAGAATAAATTAATACTTTATACAAAATCTTTACCCAAAGGTTCTTTATATCTTTTACTGGAAGATTCTAATAGATCAACAGTAAACAAAACAATAATAATAATAAAATAAAATGAAAAAATTATCTTTTCTAATCGTTAGCTTAATAGTACTTAATAGCTGTACTAAGCATGATCTTCCTGAACCAATTTCTCAGCAAATGGATCCAAATCTTAAAATGACTTCTTCATTCGGGATTAAATTACAGAATTCATTTGTTACGAATGAGGTTTCTATGAATGTTAAAACAGAATCAGCACAGACTGTAACTATTAAAATATATGATATTTCTAATAGAGTAGTTTCTAAGTCAACAAGCGAAGTTAAGTCTGGCGATAATCTTTTAAATGTATACACATCAGCTCTTCCTTCCTCAGCGTATAGAATTGCTCTTTATGATAGTAATAATAATCTATTAGGAATAACAGATTTTAATAAAATAAACTAGGAGTAGTATAATCTTTAAAAAATATTTGATAGGGGAACAAATCAGATGAGGAAATTATTGGTGTTATTTTTATTGGTAATGGCTTCAAGAGTGAATGGTCAGATATTCACCCAAACGTATATTGATAAATGTACAGGAGAAATTAAACTGGTTGTATCTTCTCCCCTGCCAAACGGGGGTGTAATGATTGCTTTTTATAATCAGATAAAAACATTCGATGCGTCTCAAGTAAATAATGGGACTGTTCAAAAATGGTTAAACGATGTTTACCAAGATTATAGTACAAGACCGTGTCCGGTAAGTACGGTTGTTACCCAAACTGTTCAGCAAACAGTTTCCCAAGCTGCGGCTGCAGCAGCAGCTTCTGCAGCAGCATCTGCAGCCTCAGCAGCAGCATCATCTGCAGCATCAGGAGCAGCATCATCTGCAGCAAGTTCAGCAGCTAGCGGAGCAGCATCATCTGCAGCATCAGGAGCAGCAAGTGGTGCAGCATCAGGTGCAGCATCGGGCGCAGCAAGCGGAGCAGCATCAGGAGCAGCAAGTGGTGCAGCAACTGGAGGCTCTAGTTCTCCGCCTGCAGCAAGCGGCGGATCATCGGGAGGTAGCTCTTCGTCAGGTGGTAGTAGTTCTTCATCTTCAGAAAGTAAAAGTAGTGGTGGATCTACTGAACAAAAATCTGAATCCAAGGCAGAAACTAAATCAGAATCAAAATCAGAAAGTAAATCAGAAAGCAAAACCGAAGAAAAGAAAGAGGAAAGTAAATCCGAAACTAAAAAAGAAGAAAAGAAAGAGGAAAGTAAGAAAGAAGAAAAAAAGAAGGAGGATGATAAGAAAAAAGAGGAAGAGAAAAAGAAAGAAGAAGATAAAAAGAAAAAACAATCTATCAGTAATCCGACTTTAGTTGCTTCCGATCTTGCAATAACAGAAACTAAAGACGGAAAATATGCCGCAATGATTTCTACTGGCATAAGTAAATCGTCTATGACAGGAACAGAAAGCTGGGGATTAACATCTATGATATGGACAACCTTTGATCAATTTGCTTTGAATGGGGGATATACTAAAATGAATTTCAAGCAAGGTAAATTAAAAGATATTGACTCTTATTCAATTACTGCAGCATATTTGCAAGGAAATCTAATGATTATGCAGGGTTACACCTATATTAAACCTGATCCGAAAATAGGAACATACGGATATAACATAGGGATTGTAAGTTTATTATTAAAGAATGGTAATAGGTATGATTATTCTGCGTCTGTATCTGCTATTGGATTCTGGACAAAGATCTACCCATTAAATAAGAAATCTTCATTGGCTCCTCAGATTTTTATAACAAGCTCCCCGATTTCTTGGAATCCTTCAACTAATCAAACTCTTGTTAATAGACAATATGGATTCATGACTGGATTCTCATATGATTTTAAATTGACTGGAAGATTTGGACTTAACTTCAACTATAAGTTTTCTGGATCTACCCAGACAGAAACACCAATATTGCATAATTTCATGATTGGATCCAGAATTATGTTATAAAAAAGATATATAATCTTGAAAAATCCTCATTCAGTTTGAAAGAAGCAATTCTTTCATATCATATCTTTCAGATCTTCAAAAGATGTAATCCATCTAAAGATATCCTGTAAAAGTAAGTTCCGAATCAGGGGATTTTTCTAAGCCATTAAAAAGAATATAAATTAAAAAAAATGAGCGAGGAAACACAAAATGACGGAACCTGGTCAGGATTAAAAAAGACTATCATAGGAATTCTTGGTACAGTCGTAACTGCAGGAGGAGTATTTTTAACTACTCTATTAGGTGGAGGTGATAAAGAAGCAGCACCGCCTGCTGCAGCACCAGTAATTAACATTACAAATTCAAATCAGCAACAACAATCAGCAGGTAAAACTGTAATTATTCAAGGAGGCAGTAATGCAGGAACAGCTAAACCAGCTGCACCAGCTCCTAAGAAAAAAGAGGGAGATGAATTTAAAGAAAAGCCAGCTCAATGGTAATAACTAATTATCAAATAGGAACTGTATTATTTTTTATAGTTTTTATTGCATGGATGATTAATTATGGCACAAAAATAAAGAACAAGAAAGATGAGTAAGCAAGAAACGCCAACCGGATTTAAAGACTTATTAAATGCAATGATGACTCGTAGATGGTACATTACTGCATTAGTGTTAGGTGGATTTATGTTAATTATAGCAGGTATGTTCGCAGCTATAGGGGTAGGAACTAAAATGGCAGGGGAATGGAAAGAATTACTTCTTCTGTTACTAGGAGCTTTTATTGGATCCTATGGTAAAATTATTGACTACTGGTTCTCTGATACAGACAAAGATAAGATGTTAGTTCAGAAGATGGACGAGGAAGATGGTACTACTCTATCACATACTAATGATATGAAAGAAACTAATAAACCATATGCCCCAACTATTCCTGATGCATTTGTTGCAGGAGCACAAGCTGCTAGAGAATTAGCTGTAGTAGAGAATAAACAGGATTTTGAATTAGCTAAAGATGAACAAGAACACGAGCAAGAAATGGAAAAACTTGAATACGAATCACACAGACAGTGTGAGCATGTATGGGGAGATTCTGATAATGACGGAGAACTTGAATGTCAAAAATGTGGATTATTAAAAGATAATTTCGAGGGATAAACCCGAAAAAATATAAAAATACGACATGAATTTTAAACAATGGTTAGTTGAACTTTTTAAAGATGAAAGAGGATCAACATCAATTAAACCCGTTATTGCATTTATTGGAGCTTTGTTTCTTTGTGGAACAATGCTAGCAAATTCTTTTACTGAAGAGCATTTTAAACCAGCAACAGAATTGGTAAACGCAGTGATGGTAATAACAGCGATTGGTATGGGTGCAGATACAATCGATAAATTTACTAAAAAAGCACCAGCAGATAAGCCAGAAGAAGAGGCTTAATTAACTATAAAGTCAAAGAGCGGAGGTAATACTCCGTTCTTTTTCAAATACAAAAATAAAAACACGACACCCCCATGAAAAAGTTTTTAACAGTAGCAGCAGATAGAGCATTTGGACTCTATTTTATTCTCGTAGGATTTTGGATCTTTGCAGCATTATCAACTCAAATGTTTTTTGTTTATCTTCAAGTTTCAGGACAGGAAGAAAGAAGCCAAGACATCGCTAATAGAGTATCCTGGAAAATAGACGGAACGTTTAAAAATGATCCAGGTAATATCTGGTATGAAGGACCAGAGGTTAAAAAATAATTCAACAAAATGAATTTATCTAAATTTGTTATAGGAACTTTTTTTCTTATCGGAACATCAGTGTGTGTAAATGCACAGACGATAGGAAAAACTAAGACTGAAGATTTTAAAGCTGACTTTGAAAAAAAGAAAGACATATCGGCTTACCTTGATTACGAAGGACCGAAAAAGAATATTCAGATTTTGAAGTGTGGTATTAATGATGAGACATACGAGGCATACCCAGAATTAAAAGAGAAAAGGGTAGGCCTTGGTGTTACCAATATAGTATTGGAATATCTCGATAATCTTAATCGTTTTGAATTCACAGAGGATAAAACTGAGATCAAGAATAGAATGGTTAAGCAATTCCAAGCTTCTCAATCAGGAATTTCCGAAAACAAGTTAGACGGCAGAGGAAAGATTAAATTGGCTCACTATTTTGTTGAGATTGAGGTTTATGATTATTCGGTGTCTGAAGATGAGTCTATAAGCTTAAAAGATGGTATTAAAGACAATCTAGTAACAAGACTAGGACTTCAAGTTAGGTTTACTAATGCTGAAACCGGAGCAATCATAGCAGCATCTGGACTTGGCGAAGCTAAGACAACAAGAGAATTAACACTTGTTGCTGATGCTTCTTTAGATCCTATAAAATTTAATCAATCAACTATTAGCACATCCACAAAAAAAGCATTGGACATAGCATGTGCAAACATTTTAGATAAGATGATCAAAAAAGGAGTATTCCCAAAATAGATTTAAGTATAGCTTTAAACCTATGCTTTAGTTACACGACCTAAAGTATAAAATGAACTTAAAACACGACAAACCCCAACTAAACACCATAGTAGTGGTGTTAATCCTAGTAATCTCCCAGTTTTTCTATAGCTGTAAGAATAATAGTTCCCCAAGAAAAATTTCAGATAAGGAGAGAGACTCTATCGGACAAAAATCTGTTGATACAACATTTATACACGATACCCTGTATCTTGATTTACCCGTGCCTTTTCCAGTTTTAAAAGACACTATAATTTATAGAGATGTAATGGTACAGCCTATAATTGACACATTAGCAATATTAAACATCTATAATGCGAAGAAAGTTAAGATTGATACTCTCAAGCTTGATTATGGCTATATTACAGTCATTGATACTGTATCGGGAAGCAATATCATTTCTAGAAAGTACTTTTCTAAGATTAAAGTACCGGTTAAAGAAAAGATACAAAAAATAAAAGAAGAACCTAGGGGTAATCTATATTTGGGTCTGAATGGGGGTTTAGATAAACCTAATTACGTTTATTCCCTGGGAACTTCTCTATTATATAAAACACCAACTGATAAAATATACGAGTTTGGATTTGGGGTATGGAACAAGACAAACAATGGTATAGATGGCGAGTTTATTCCTTATATTAAGGGAGGAGTTTATTGGAAGATAGACTTTAGGAGCAAAAAAAACCAATAAATTAGAGAATTGCATCGGAATTATTTCTTTTTATGGATCTATAATTTCCAAAAAAGACCATGAATATTATATCAAATCCGCTTCATTGTACTTTAGTGTTTGATTTTTCTGTCAATGAAAAAAACTTTACCGTTTCTTTTTATCAAGACTTAATCACCAACGATAAGACAGTAACTGTCTCTAATCCTGACGGTACAGATGTAGAAGACCAGGATCTTTGCGATTTAATCGGAAGATATGCTATTGAGAAATATAGTATAACATATGATCCAGGAGACGAAGAGACAGAAGAAGTTCATCTTGACCCCCCAATCTAAATTTTTCGTATGGTATCAGAAGTAAATGATTTTTTATCCCCTGAGCATTGCGATTCATTAATAGAATTGGCACAGCCTCAGTTTTTTAAAACTACAACTTTAGGTAAAGAGATAGACGGATACAGAATAGCACAAGGAGCTTGGCTTTCGTCTAGCCTTGATGCAGTTAAATCATTAAGAAAAATGGTTTCCGAATATACCTCACTACCAGAAGAGAATATGGAAGGAACTCATATTGTTAAATATGAGATAGGAGGACAATATAAAGTCCATCATGACTTTTTTCATCCGGGTGAAGGTTATTTCGAAAAAGAGGTAACTAATAGGGGAGGTCAAAGAACTAAAAGCGCATTAGTTTACCTCAACGAGGATTTCACTGGAGGGGAGACAGAATTTCCCCAAGTAAGCATTAAAATCTTACCAAAGAAGGGTAAACTTCTAACATGGGACAATTTAAACCCCGACGGATCTTTGGATTATACATCATTACATGCAGGACTACCTGTTGAATCTGGAATAAAATATATTGCTGTGATCTGGATCCGAGAAAATAAATTTGTCTAAACATTTTTTTATTTCCGGTTCTATTTTTATATTTGTCAAAAATCACACAACATATTGTCACACGATATAACAGCAACATCAAGAAGTACAGGTGAAAGGCTTTCTTATATTAGTATAGGAGCATTCAACCAGTCAAAGTCCTGGATTCTTTATGAATCCTTAAATTGTAACGAATTTAATGCTGGGGTTTCTGGCAATGGTGGATCCAAAACAATTTTAGAGGAAGATATCAGAATTTCCCTTTCTAAGTTTAAATACCTAGTAGGAGAACCTGTTGATGAAATGGAAGGAACAATAGCATCGTCCAAACCTTGTACATCAGCATCGAGTATTCTAAAAAAGGTTTTAAAAGCATTGGGGGCTAAGCCTAATAGAGAAGATATAAAAATAAACCTTGATTCAGGTTCGCTTAAAGACGTAGAAAGATTTCTAACCGAAATACAAACATCGGGGGAAATAATTATAAATTTCCTATAAACCTTCCAAATTTGCCATTTTTGAAACAAAATTGACATATTGTACTATAATATGTATAATTTTTAACTTAATCAAACAAAAAATGGCAAACACAAAAACAGCTTCTACTAGAAGCAAAAAATCAATGAATTCGCGTTCAAAGTCTGTTTTACAGATGACAATGGGTGGTAAAAAATTAAAAAGATTTTCTTCCATCAGTCAAGCGGGATTGGTTACAGGTGTAGATCCTAGTAACATCTCTAAAGCAACAAGAGGTGTTTATCAAACTGCTGGTGGATTTCGCTGGCAAGCTTAAACATTTTTATCAATCGAGGGACTTCATTATTTTTATGAGGTCCCTTATTGTTTACCCCCGGAAAGAGATTCAATGATTAAGATCTACGATTTTTATGATAATTTTTCTACCATTTATCCATTGGATAAAGATTCACTAAAGAATCCAAACCGTGATATTTTCGGGTACTATTGGGATTTTGAAGACTATATCGTTGGTGGTGAAATAGGTAGAGGATTAGTTCTCCAGGGAATTATGATAACATGCCCAGAAGATTTTAAGTTTTTTGCTGGGATCTTTCAACAAGCATTTAGAATGACGTCTATTAATGCTGTGATAAGAAGTTCGTTCGTAGTAAATTTTTCCGATTTTTATTCTGACGCAGAATTCAGAGATAATTACTCGAAAAGTATCATAGACATGCTAACAAAAACATTTGACGAAAAAATAAAACTCATGAATTCTTTTTTTGATATGATTAAGATCAAATCAAAAAGGGGGAAGATTTGGATCTCTTTAGACCAATATTGGACAGATCTAATTAAATCTGATGTGGAAATTTTCTGGGGATCTGATATTTCTGTCATTAGACTTCCGCTGGAATATTCTGCAATGAACCAAAAATATGTCTGGGAGGAAGTTCATCGAATCGGACCTTTAGAATTTAATCAGGATATGGCATGGGAAGATTTATCGTATACTTATCCAGAGCTAGTTAA